ACCCTGATGTTTTTGAAATTGTTAAGCAAAAACGTATACTTAACGCACAAGATTACCGCTTGACACCAGACGCTCAAAAGAGTAGATTATTGGTCAGAGAGGAAGTTAAACGTTTAAGAGCCGAGCGTTTACTTCGACCCTATGAGGCTCAAATTACGGAGTATTTAGAAAATGTCTGAAAAAGTTTTAGTTTCTGTTTATGACAAGGTTTCCAATCTTTATTCGCCAGTCATGACTGAGGTTAATAGAGAAAGTGCAATTCGAAATTTTAAGATTGGTGCTCGAAATAATCAGCAAATTTCTGCTTGTCCTCAGGATTATGAATTGCGCTTTCTTGGTTATTTCAATGATGAGACTGGTTGTGTTTATTCTCAGAGTGAACCTGAAATTCTTTTTGAAGCAAAAGATCTTTTCCCGGCTGAATAGTTTGAGTACAATTAAAGAGCTCTCTATTCTCTGAGGCCACCCGTAGGTTTACCGATGTCGGCCTACGGGTTTTTTTTTCAACAGAGGTGTTTATGCCTAAATTCTTTACTAAATACACTCCCCCGAAGGTTCCCGGCTTCTCTTCTGACCAGCCGAGCAAGGTTCAAGAGCAGTTTGCAGATGCCTGTCAGACTGATACGATCATTCGTAAGTACAACATGATGGGCGTCAATCCGTTTATTGCTGCTGGCGCAAGCCAGTATCTGGATACGACTCAGATACCTGATTTCGTATGTGCACAAAATGCACAAATTAAAGTTAAAGAGTATTTTGAGGGTTTACCCTCAGATGTTAGACTTGAATTCAACAATGATCCGATGCAGTTTGCTGAGGTCGTTTCTGATCCGCGGAATGCGGACTACCTCCGAGAGATTGGAGTCCTTGCACCCCTCCCTGCTGAGCAGGAGGGTGAAAAGCAATCCGCTCCCAGCGGGGATATTTCCGAAAAGGCCCCCCAGCCAAGTCAAGGTAGTGATCTTTTTGCTGGAAAAGAGCCTGAAAAGGCTGTTTCTCCTGAAAAATCAAATGGTTAAATCTGACGTGGCACAGGTACCTACTTGTTGTAACTGTGCCACGTGACACCAAGCGATTTTTCGACTTGGTGAAATTTCAAACTTTTTTCTCATTTTTAAGGACTAAAAAAATGGCAAAAAATAGTGCTCGTTCTTATAGAAAAAATAATCGTTTTTCTCAGATTCCTAATTCTCCAATTCAACGTTCTGTATTTGATCGTTCTCATGACTATAAAACTACATTGGATTCCGGTTATCTCATTCCGTTCTTTGTAGATGAAGTTCTTCCAGGCGATACATTTAAACTTCGCGTTAATGCGTTTGTTCGAATGAATACGCTTATTGCGCCATTCATGGACAATGTGTTTATGGATACCTTCTTCTTTTTTGTCCCGACACGCCTTGTCTGGGATAACTGGCAGAGATTTTGCGGTGAACAGAAAAATCCCGGAGACTCTACGGATTTCTTGATTCCTTCCCTTTCCGGAACGAATACTTTTGATAATGGCACCATTTTCGATTACATGGGTTTGCCTACTGGTGTTTCATTAGACCCCGCAAATACTCCTATCAATGCTCTTCCTTTTAGAGCATATAACCTCATTTATAACGAATGGTTCCGCGATGAGAATCTCATTGATTCGATTCCAGTTTTAACTACCGATGGTCCTGACCCGATTTCTAATTACACGCTTCGTAAGCGTGCTAAACGGCATGATTACTTTACTAGTGCTTTACCTTGGCCCCAAAAAGGTCCTTCCGTCGATGTTGGTTTAACTGGTAACGCCCCGGTTGTTGGTTTTGGTGATGGTCAGACATGGAATTTCATGTCTAATAATTCTTATTCAGGTACTCAAGCGGTTCTTGGTAATCCTACTGATGTTCTTGATAATGTTGGTTTGCAGGTTTTCACTAATCGTGAACAATTTTCCACGGCGAATATGATTCCGATTATGCAGGAAACTAATCAATCTGGTCGTTGGGCTAACATTGGAAATCAAGATCAGTCGTCAGGCAACGATATAAAACCGACTAGAGCCATTCGAGGTGATGGTTTTTATTTCCCTAATGGTATTCTTTCAAATTCTTCAGGTCAGCAGCCTTATGCTGATCTTTCTGGCGTTTCGGCTATCACAATTAATGATTTGCGTCAAGCATTTCAAATTCAAAAATTCTATGAAAAATGGGCTCGTGGTGGTTCTCGTTACACAGAAACCTTGCGAGTAATGTTCAATGTCATATCTCCTGATGCTCGGCTGCAACGTCCTGAGTACCTTGGTGGTACTCATTCTCGTGTCAACGTCGTACCGACGGCTCAGACTAGTAGCACCGATGCTGTGTCTCCTCAGTCTAATTTGTCAGCTTTCGGCGTTCTTGGTGATTCTGCCCATGGATTCAATAAGTCGTTCGTTGAGCACGGTTACCTTATCGGTCTTGTCTGTCTCCGCGCTGATATTACTTATCAGCAGGGATTAAACCGTATGTGGTCTCGTCGCCAGTTGTTTGATTTCTACTGGCCCACCTTGGCCCACTTAGGTGAGCAGGTTGTTTATAACAAAGAGATTTATGCTCAAGGCACGGCTGAGGATAACGGCGTTTTCGGTTATCAGGAACGCTATGCTGAGTATCGTTATAAGCCCTCGATGATTACCGGCAAACTGCGTTCTACAGACGCTCAGACGCTTGATGTTTGGCATTTAGCGCAGAAGTTTGAGACTTTGCCGAAACTCAATCAAGATTTTATCGAGGAAAATCCCCCGATTAATCGTGTGATTGCTGTTCAGAATGAACCGCAGTTCTTTGCTGACTTCTGGTTTGATTTGAAGACCTCTAGGCCTATGCCTGTGTACTCTGTACCTGGACTAGTCGATCACTTCTAATCTCGAAAGAGACGGGTTATTCTGTTTTTACCGAGCCGACGCCCGCAAGAGGCAAGCGGGGCGATGGTAAACACGGAAATAACCCGTCGATCTAAAAATGTGGAAAGGACTACATTATGTCGCTAGGTAATTTTCTTGGTTCTGTTGGAGGAGCTATCGGCGGTTTGTTTGGAGACGCTATAGGAGGCACCATAACAGGTGCTACGCTCGGTTCTGGCCTTGGTTCTATAGGTAGTGCTTTAGGTACTGGAATGGGTCTTGTAGGCTCTGCCAAAGGCCTCTACGACAGTTTTAACAATACGTCTCTTAAAAACCAAATGGCGTATGACCAATTTAAATCCGAATTGGATTATCAATATTGGTCTCGCAAAATGAGTAATCGCCACACCCTTGAGGTCGGTGATTTACGTCAGGCTGGTTTAAACCCGATTCTCTCGGCTAATTCTGCCGGCAGTGTCGCTAGTGCGATTCCTAACGGTTCCATTCCGGAAACCTCTTCTCAGCAGTCTGCTGCCGGAGCAGCTAGAGAGGCGAATCGTATCAATGCGATGATTGGAGAATCCACCTCCGCTAAAAATCTCGCGGACGCTCAGGCCTCGATAATGAATGCAGAAACTGGACGTATGGTAGGTATTGCGTCTGCTCGTCGTGCTAATGCGGAAGCCGGTCTTGCCGGAACCCGTATGTCTAACGAGCTGGCTTATCCGAATAATCAACCGTCTCTATTTAAGTACATCAATTCCGGTAAACAGCTGGTTGAAGATTTGTTTGATCGGAATTACGGCCTGCCTTCTAACGCTTCTCCTGCTCGCAGACAGCGTTATGAAGTGTTTATCAATGGTGTTGGTCGTCGTCATTAAGAAAGTCGCTCATAGAGCTTTTTTTGGAGCCCGTAGGAGGATTTATGAAAATCACGGAAAATTTTTTAGATCAATTCTTTAACCTTTTTAACCAATTGGGTAAAATGCTTTTGTATCTTTATCATCTTTTTAGAGGAAAACTATGAGACGCCGTCGTTTATCCCGCAGAACTTCCCGCCGTTTTTTCCGTAAAGGACTCAAGGTTCGCCGTCGTAACCTCCGAGCGAGACCAATGAGAGGCGGATTTAGAATTTGAGGTTCCACGTGGAACGGAAGGCGTCACTAAATGGCGCCTTTTTTTTTATGACTTGTTATCACCCAATAACTGCGTATTGGAGTAGGACGTTAAAGACTAAGTTGGGTACTCCTGCCATTACGTTTAAATATGCGGACGCTGACCCGGAACTCGGAGAGTTTCAGATTCCATGTGGTCAGTGTATTGGCTGTCGTTTAGATCGCTCGCTAGATTCTGCTGTGCGAGCCCACCATGAGAGTTTGTTATATGATCGAAATTACTTACCCTTACCAATAGCTTATTGTTTTTCCCATAATCAACCTTATCTGTAATCTCAAAAACAAAAGCACTGT